TGAACCGCCGCAGTGATCATCTGTGGCATGATGACAGGAAGCGTCTGAAAAACGCCCTGAATCACGCCCTGAAGCAATGACATTCCGACTGTGAGGAGCGTCGGAAGCACTACGGGAATGTTTGATGCTATTGCTGAAACCACAGAAGTAATCGCTGTGGTTATTGCTGTCTGGTTTGTTGAAATGAAAGTCCCCACGCCCTGAAGTAGAGTGTTCACCGCTGTGGTGATGTCGGGGAGTTTCTGGATTATCCATGTTCCGACATTGGAAAACAGGTTCATTACCGCAGGGCCTATGGCTGAGAAGCCGCCCTCCTGGAATGCTGCTGCAATTCCCTGAACACCTTCGTTTGCTATTCCGGTGAGTTCTGCAAGAGGTCCGCCTACTCCCTGATAGATCATAATGCCCAGATTGGACACAGAGTTCTTGAGCTGATTGCTCTTGAACTGAAATGTGTCTGTCATGGTTTCATATGCGGCCGCTGTGGTACCGGTTGATGTCTGCAGAGTATTGAGGTTCTCGTTGAATGTATCTATGCCCTGCGACATGATAGCCGCTGATGCCTTGCCGGCTTCTGCTGAGCTCCACAGGTTCATCATTGCTTCAGCGTCACCGTCGCAGCTGTCGGATACGATCTGAAGGACATCTGCAAGAGAATAGCCCTCTGCCATAAGGGTACCGAAAGACTTACCTGTCTTTGATACGATGATGCCTCCTACATCCGTTCCGGCATCTGCCAGTTCCTTGAACATGGATGACATGTATGTGGTTGCTTCGGCTGTGTTAATACCGTTCTTTGTAAGGGAAATATAGCCGGATTCGATATTCTCTAATGAGATACCGTAAGCACCACCTGTTGCGATGGCTTTACCCATTGCAGCGGATAATTCCGCCACAGTCGTAACGCCGAGATTCTGTGTGGTAATGAGTGAGTCTGAAATATGCGCCGCATCCTCAACGCTCATGTGATAAGCGTTCATTGCTGTGGTCATAACCGATATGGAAGAATCAAGATCGGCAAAGCCGGCTGTTGCGAGCTGGTTTGCCTGATCCACGAGTGCCATTGAGTCGGTCATGCTTGAGCCTGTTGCAGATATAACAGAGTAAACCGCCTCGTTTATCGTATCGGCTGACTGAGCTGTCGCATTGGACATGGATAGAACCTGCTTTGAAAAGGCTTCCATCTCTGCTGCTGTTCCGCCGGATATAGACTGAACCTTGGCCAAAGAGGTCTCAAAGTTTGTGCCTACTGCCATGGCTGAAGAGGCGATATTCCCCAGAGCATGAGCCGCACTTGTAGCCATATTGGCAATCATGGTGCCTGCTGCCACCGTAAAGGCAGATATTCCGCCCTTAAGACCACTCGACAAAAGGCTTCCGCCGCTCTTTCCGGCTGAACCTGCCTCTTTGTTGATGATGCTCGATATGGATCCGCTGATACCCTTGGCGGACGGTATAATTTGTATATATGCCTGTCCTACTTCAGTTGCCATTGATTATCTTCCTTCTTGCTTCTTCAAAGTCTTCCGCTGAGGCGAAAGACATGATTTCTTTCTTTTCTTCTTTTGTGAGGGTTTCAACAATGGACTTCGGGCGTTTTCTTCCCTTCTCTGCGTCCTTGGTCTTGGACCATACCAGAAGAGAAAGCCTGTCCACTGCTGCCGCCATCAGTAAATCTTTGGGGGATACCCTCATTCCGCTAAGTGACATTGCTGATCTGGAATCTTCGCGGAGACCAGCTGCCAGTGTCGCCAGGAGTTTCACCGGCAGCTGGGTGTAATCATAAATGTGATACACTTCCGCAAAGTCACATATCAGTGCTTCTTCGTCGTTTTCGAGATAGCGGATGAGGACTGCGAGTTTTTTTCTCCGATCTGCTCCCCTACCTGCATCTGGATCTCATTTACTTCCTCTGACATGGCCTGCATCGTTACAAGTCCGTCTTCAGAAAGGGATCTCACATGCTCTTCCAGGGCTTCTGCCTGTTCTGCTCCGAGTACCAGCTCCGTAACCGTGACTGTAAGCTCTGCATTGATAAGACCGACCTTTTCCGGGTCGGTCAGTTTCTTTGCATCGTTTATCTTCTTCACGATCTTGGCGTAATCGTAGCTTCCGAAGACCTGCTCATTGACGGAATACTTAAAACCGCTCTTTGTCTGTCCTTTTACCATCCTGTGCCTCCTTATACTGCCTTGATGTACTCGTAGTGAGTGTTACCGGAAGCATCAGGCATTGCAGTGATCGTTGTTTCGTAACCTACGACTTCCTCGTCTTTATACTCGACATCTCCGATCTCGGAAATCTTTGCATCGGGAAGAACTGTTCTCTTAAGAACACCGTTTCTTAAGATCATGTCGAATACCCATGCTGCTTCCTCCTGCTCGTCTGCATTTGCAGTGACTGTGATGCCGTTCGCCAAGTCTCCGGTCACGTTGGAGTCTCCATAGATTGCCTTGAGAACATCCACATTAAGTGCCTCAATAGGAGTGCACTTAAATGTGTCAGGCTTCTCCTTCTGGTAAACCAGTACGACATCACCGCCCCATGCTTTCTTCTGATCTGACTCGGGACTGTTTGAATTTACCAGTCCGTCTTCGGATAAGTATCCGAGACTCTTGAATGCAGGATCAAGTGCTGATACTGCATCTGTAGGCAGTGCAGTTCCCAAAGGTGCTCTGTAGATTGCGCCACCGGTGCGGGGTTTAGCCGCTGTAACATTAGATACTGTGTTCATTTTACACATCCTCCTTGTAATATGTGATGTCATATACCGCCTGATAGCGGTACTTACGTGTACTTGTGTCTGTGAAATTGTAATCGGAATTCAGCTTCGAGCGTGTGATGCTGTCAAGCTCATCCGGGAGTGCGTCCATGACTTCCTTCACCTGTTCGTTCAGCTCCATCGCATCCAGCAGGGAGTCACCGTATGACTGTACTGCCACGGTTGCCCTGGAGAGTCTGTTGGTCAATCCGCTGCCCGTCTTTTCAATTAAAACGAATTGCGCCGGCGCATTTTCTGGATATTCCGCATAGGCTTCCACGGGGAGCTGTTCGTTCAAATATGCAATAAGTGTTGTTTCGATCATCCGCCCACCGCCTTTAAGAGAGTATTGTTCTTCTTGTTGTCGTTGACAGCCCTCATGGTCGTTGCGGATATTGCCACACCGGAACGCTCAGGGTATTTCACGTCATGCACTGCATATCCGTCTCCGCATTTTGCAAGTGCGCTCTGTGCTACCTTTTTGCATTCTCCATAAACGCCTTCCGACTTCAGGAGCTCTCTTACTCCTGCTTTGTTTAGCTTGAACTGTACATTACTCATAAGCTTCCACCGATATCAGCTTGTTGCAAGGAATGTGAGAGAAGCTGACAAAACTCTCTTTCACGTCTCCGATGACTCTGTAGGGCTTGCCCTTGATCTTTACCTCGGATCCGGCCCAGGTGTGGGTGTCATCGTTAGGAATGAATACCTCATAAGCTATCTTTTTACCTGACAGGTTCATCTCGCTCTCAATATCTTCAGAACTCGGAGAACCTACCACGCATCCGGATACCTCTTCCCATGTTTCCGAATAGATCGGATGGTTTAAGGCATCTTTTCCTGTCTGTGTCCTTGTCTTAATCTGTATTGTTGCCTGATTTAGAACCATAGAATTCAATCACTCCATATTTCTGGCGCGTAAGACCGAGCCTCTTTAATTCCGAGCGTTTGATGAATAATCCTCCGCCCGGTACCAGGTAGGTTCCTGATACGGAGTAGCCCAGCGCCGACTCACTCATTTGTGTCATGGGTTCGCCTTCGGTCGTGGTCATGAGTTCCCTCATAACAACATCTACAGTTACGGATTTAGCAACTGATGCCAGATAGCTCGATCCCTCTACCATTGCATCAAGGTCTTTTCCAACCTTCTCAGCCTCGTATCTGAGGGAATCGCACACTATCGGTATCAACTCCGTAGCTCTTTCCTGCTCTTCCGCTGTAAGAGGTCTCTTAAGCGCTATAATGTCATTTACTGTTGCAAAATCACTCATTCTTCTTCCTCTTGGCTGTTGTGGTCTTGGTTTCCTTCTCCCCTTCAGCCCTCGTATTCTGTTTCGGGGCGGTCTCTTTGGCCACAAGCTCCCATCCGCCGCCTGATATCTCACAGGCGGTCGTGATGGTTGCCCCTTTGCCGTTTACGTAGGTGAACATTACTGGTTATCGATGATAGCGAATGCAGCGGGTACGAGGATGCTGAATCCGATATAAGCCTCTGCTCTGAGGTATACCTGGTTGTGTCCCTGAAGATCGCCGAGAGTTGCGTCGTTGTCAGGGTTACCGTACTCGATTACCTTAACGGGAATCTGCTTAGCATAGCCCCACTTGAAGCAGTTCTGGAAGTCACCGACGATTGAAAGGTCATCGGATCCGCCGAATGCTACGGTGCCGTTAACCTGAACAGGAAGTCCCTTGATGGTGCCGGGAGCGGAGCCCCATGCAAGCTCAGGGAAACGAGGCTGAAGGTTATCGGAGCCGAGTGTAAGAGCTGCAAGAGCTGATCTGAAAGCAGGTGCCATCGCTGCGCCGTTCACTTCCCACTCTGCGCCCTGGACTGCTGCAATAGCAGCTTCCATATGGTCGTTTGCATCGCCGCTTGCAGTAGCGTGATGGATACGAGTGATAGGTGTTCCGCTTGTGATCTCTGCAAGGTCAAAGCAGTTGTTGCCGATGATGGCAGAAGCTGCCCCGGTTCTGGGATTAACACCGTGGAATGCCATGATGTCAAGGCCTCTTGCGAGCTTCTTCGCAAAGCCGTCTGTGAATGCTTCGAGTACGCCGAGCTGGAAGTCTTCGTTTTCCTGCATGAACTCATCAGACACACGAGTACCATACTCAACCTTGAAAGGTACGATGGTTCTTGATCCGATGGTTGCGCCGCCGTTAGACTTAGATCCGTTCTCGGCTACGATGTCGATCTCGGAATCGAGGTCGAAAGTGAATTCCTTGTTGCCGTTGAAGGCGATAGGTGTTGCTCCGCAAAGGTTAGCGATTGCTGATTTGCCCTTTACGAGGTTTACCATACCCTTAACGAGTTCCTCCGGGAAAAGGCCGGTTCCTTTAGAAATAATGCTGCTCATTGTATAATCCTCCTTAAGATTTTAAGCTGCTTAGCAGTGCCTGATAGCCTGCATTTGATTTGCCTGCTGCCCCTGCCGGCTCTGTGCTCTTTGCAGGTGCCGCAGATGTCTTCATTTTGCCTATCGTTTCTGAAAGCGACTTAGCGTCCGCTCTGATATCATCCTCTGTCTCTCCTACGAGGCGGGATGCCAGAGAGTAATCAAGGCCTGCTTCGTGGGCTATCCTTGTTCTCAATGCCGAGGTCTCGTACTTCTTCACAGAGCTTTCAAGCTCTGCAATCTTCTTGTCCTTCTCCTCGATGCCTTTGAGCTTCTCGGTATAATCCGCGATCTGCTTCTCATAATCGGCTGTCTTGGCCTTCAGGTCATCGTAATCAGCGTACTTTTCCGCTATCTTCTTTGCCTGGGCTTCGCGGTCTCTTGTGAGACGGTCCTTGATTGCTGCATCAAATTCTTCCTGTGTTGTGATAGGTGTAAAATCTGCCATGTTCTTATCCTTTCCCCACTTATCCGCGTGGTGAGCGTAAAATTGTATTAAAAAAGAGCCTTGTCGGCTCTTCTCTAATAGCTTACCTTTTGTTTCTTTCGTTTCTTTACACGGGTACATGCCCAGTGAGCAAGTATCATCGAATCCATGAGGCTGATATCGATATCCTCCTTCAGGCTCTTAAACCCGAATCCGCCGTTTGAGCCTATGGCTCTCTTATCACAGTTCGTAACCGCCTGTGTAAGTGATTTCTGCCCGGCATGCCTTATCTCTTTTGCTTCCAAGGCCTGCTCAAATACCGCATTGGCTGTTATGACTTCCTTGACGGTCGGAAGAACCGGAATCGGCTTTATCTTCGCCTCATGCATCTGCTCTTTCATGAGCTGCTGACCGCTGGCTCCATCGATTATGACTTGTGCCACATCAGCAGTCTTAAGGAATTTCAGCATCCATGTATCGCCGTTCCTTATCGGGCGGCAATCAATGGCTTCAACGAATATTTTTCCGGTTGCTGTTCTCACAGCGATGGACATT